AGAACGATATGCACCTTCAATATCTACGTATTGACCATAAAATCCACTTGATATAAAGTTATCAACCCCGTCCTCATTATTCTTGGGGACGGGTGATATTATCGAAGTGGATTTCTTTTCTGTATCCTCAATTGAAAACCCAAAAAGTTTTGCCATAGTATAAAGTTAACTCTATTATATAATCTATTTAGTTGATATCTTCACCGCCAGCATTTGGACCAGAACCTTTAACTGCTTCCCAGTACTGAACTTGTAGTTCAACTGTGAATTCTTGGATGCCTTGAGCATCATATGAAAGTTCAATAGGTCCAACCTGAGTTGGGAAAGTATCGTAAAATCTATAAGATCTTAATGTTGATCCATCACGATCTAACTGATAGACATAAGCATCTGCTTGATAATCTGCAGGATTTGTTAAACCTGTGTTATCAGAAACTCTGTTGATGGTGTTCATCCATCTTTCAAAAGCAGAACGAATAGCAAAGTCTGCATCGTTAATAACAGTAACAGTCCAAGATTCAAAGGATCTATCACCTGCAATTTTAAGTGTTCTTCCTCTGAATGGAACTTCAATTGGAGAAACATTAGATGCTGGCATATTAGCACCCTTTACTAAGAATCTTGCTTTATCTAAAACATCCTGATCTGGTTGAGCAGCGTCTGGAAAAGTTAGAACAACTTCAAAGAGATTAGCACGAGCACCACCACCCGTCAACTTACTCTTGAAGTTTGATATCGTTCTTAGTGGTGGTGGATTGACTTGATTTCTAGCCATAATTGATTTTTAAACCTCTAATTAAACTGAACCGATTACTTCTTCAAAAGCAACACCAGTTCTTGTAGCAACAAAGGTAAGACCGATGAAGTTGATAGAACGAGCTGGTTTGATGAAGATGTCTGCAACAAACTCATTTGCATCAATGACTGCTGCAGTGTTATTTGTTTCGTCACAAATAACTACAAAGTCGAAGATACCTCTCTTCGCTTGAACATCTCTAAGGAATGGTTCAATGATATTTACAAAGTTTGTTCTTGTAAGTTCATCATTGAATTCAAAGAGTTGATCCTTTGCAGCTGCTGAGATAGCATCTTCTAGGAAGATAAACAACCTACGAACATTGATACGATCAAATGCGGATGCTTTAGCAAATGCAGTTTTATCTCCAAAGAGAATGATTCCTGCACCAGGTGAATTAACAATTGGATTTATTCTATTTGAGTATAGAATGTCTCTTTGTTTCTTACCTGGATTATAGATAAGTTTCACTGCATTAAGTATAGCACCTCTTGCTGTTCCTGCTGGTGAGAACCAAGGGAACTGTTCAAGAGATGTTCTTGCACAAGTTCCAGCGATGTCACCATTTAATGGAATATATCGGAATGTGTTATTAAAACGATCAAACATATATTTGTAACCACTATCAAGAACACCATAGGTTGATGATGTGATAGGAGCATAGAATCCAACTACATTATCAGTAATTTGATCTATACTATTAACTGTTACTTGACCAGAGGTTGAATCATTCAAGAATGCTTGTCTGAAAGGAGAAACAAATGCAACTGAATCTTTTCTCGCTTCGGCAACTGCAATACACTTATTAGCAAGTGCCTGTGCTGTTGCTTTAGGATAGTTTGCAGATCCCATTAAAATGAAGTCTACATCCGTTTCTTCAGTATTCTCAAATAAAGTTAGTCCACTGATAATATCATCAACTCCAGAATGTAATGCACCTGGTTGAAGAATCGCCTGTTCTGTGGCAGTATCTCCAACATTACCGTAAAGTTTACCCCCTGAAAGAGTTAATGTTTGAGTTCCTCCACACTGGAAGTTAACTCCTTGTGCTGGTTGATCCCAAGCAGCATCTCCATCTAAAGTGTAATTACTATTATTACTCCAAGCAACTGATAAAGCACCACTTGGTGAATTACCTGCAAAAATATATTTGGAATTAGTTTCTATATACTTTCTCCAATAGGCAGTAGAACCTACAGAGTATTCTGCATCAGTTGCTTTAGAAAGTGCTAAGTGTTTTTCTAAGATAGTTCCAGCGTTACCTGTGATGCTTCCAGTGTCGTCTATAACAACAACATGAACTTCATCAAATCTACCACCTCTTGCAGCAACAAATCCTGAAGTTGTTGGTCTGTTTGATAACTGATCCCATTCTAGAGAACCATGAGATAACTCAATAGTTTGATCCTCAAACCAATCATATTGATTAGTATATGAAGCAGTTGAATGTCCAACAGTATTTCCTGCTGAGAAGAATGTTGCAACTCCAGTAGTTGGGAATGTGTAATTACCATTCTGTTGATAATCAACAGGAGTAATAGTACCATCAGCAGCAACATGAGTTACTAATTTAACACCGAATGATCCAACACCTGCGTTTGTTAATTCAGAAACAACACCAGCATAGTGTCCATCTAAGTAAGCAGTTGCTCCAGTAGAAACATTAGTTGTTACAACTATTGATTGAGGAGGAACAGAAACTATAACCGCATTACCAGCAGTGATTGTTCCGTCAATATCTCCTGAACTAAATCCAGTTAATACCTGATCTGCTTTACTATCAATTAGTGCAACTTTTATACCGTTTGCCCAAGTACCAGGATTTTTTGCAACTACTACTTGATTTGATATTTTGTTTTCATCATATCCTAGTTGTTTATAATGTTCTGCACTATCGATTCTTATACTAGTCGCTGCACCAACAGTTGACGATGCATTGAAGATTCCTTGATCTCCAGCACGAACAACTTGTAGTGTTCCACCATATGCTAGATATGAGGATGCAACCATCCAATGTTCAAAATGTTTGTCTGTTGAATATGGTTGTCCAAACGTCTGAAGTAGATCCTCCTCACTCTCGATAAGTTGTGGATCATTTACAGGTCCTTTTGCGAATGGTGCAACCAGTGCTCCTGTAGATCCACTAGTTGGATCAACTCTACCTATGGTTAAGTCGACCTCTCTTACTACAATACCAGGAGATGCTAAATTTAATGGCATCTTTTTTACTCTCCGAGTCTCAGATTATTCTAAAAATATTTATCAAAAGCTCTATTTACATGTAGTCCCACATGTATGATCTATCCCCATATTCATCTAAATGCCAAGTATCTCCATCTTTATCAACAAAACTTGTATCATCTAATCCATCTGCAATAAATCCAAATGGAGCCATATCTTGTTCTATTTGATTCTTCTGTTCTTCATATATTCTCTTACGAATGTCATTATCAGACATCTCTTTAAAGTAATCTTGTGCAACTAACCATGCAAATATAACAAGGCACATAGCAAGATCATCATTACATCCTTCCTCTGCTTCAAATGAATTATGCTTCTGTGCAAAGGTTGTTAGTTCTGAAATAATCTCATAATCCCAAGTAAGAAGTTTATCATCCTCTATCATAGTCTTAAGATTAGAGCATCCTAACTTCTTAACTGCAGCAGTCATTCTGACACCAAGTTGAGTTTTCTTACCAGAAAAACCTTGACCAACTATTTGACCTGCTCTACCTCTCATAGATGCCATCAAAACATTTTCATACTCAAGATCATATTGAATAATACTTGCAACTTGATCTCCTATATCATTTACTTCTATTAGTAAGTAAGCATTATTATATCCTTTTGCCACATCCAATATAACATTTGGAAATAGCATAGGTTTGATTTCATTATTCCTATACTTAGCAACTACTCTATAAGGAAACTCAGTGGTATCAAATACTATAAAAGCAGAGTAATCATTACCCAAACCACGAGCAACATCAACTGTGATTATATAATTATGATCTTTAACTGGTGTTTCGTAAATATCAAGACCTGCATTTCTTGTCTTAGGTGGTTCATATACAAGATTTTTAAGTTTTGATGGATTAATAAGTGTATTAACAGATCCTAAAAACTCACATTCAAACTCAATCTTAAATTGTTGTTCTGAAGTGTTTGCTATTGTTTGCTCTTTCCATAGATCATCTCTACCAGGAACTTCACTCCAATGAACATCAGTAGGAACATATTCATTTTTATTTCGTTCAGCATCATGCCACATACGATAAAAATGATTCATACCCCTTGGAGTAGAAACAATAATTACTTTGGTACTCTGTCCAGAAGTAATAGTTGGATAAACAGAAGCAAAGAAATCATCAGCAATGTGATTTGGGATGAACGCAAACTCATCTAGAAATATAACATTGTAAGATCCACCACGAACCGCAGATGAAGAAGTAGAGTTTGCTGATATTTTAGATCCATTTTCTAATTCTAAAGAACCTTTGTTCCAAGAAATTATTCCTTGTTGCATCCATCTAGGTAGATTTTCATAGGCAAGTTGCAATCTACCAAGTAGATCCCTAGCCGTGGATGCTTTGTTTGCTAGAACAGCAATATTGACATTATCATTGAAAACTGCATAGTGTAGAAGATAAGATATGCAAGTTGTAGATTTACCTGTCTGTCGAGGCATCTTACATATATTAAATCTATTCTCATGAAATCTACTAATCAACTTCTCTTGGAAGTCGTACATATCAAAAGGTACTAGTCCCTCATCAAGAGAGACAATTTTTATATACTTTCTAGTAAAATATATTGGATCTTCCTTACAACGCAAAAATTCCCGAATATTATCTTCCGAGAATTCTATGGGTGTATTCGCCTTCTTTAGGTTGGGATTACCTAAGTAAACTTCTGCCATAATAAAGATAAAATATTAACTTATTGTATATCCTACTGCTGCACCTAAAACAGCAGCGTTTGCCGCAAAAATTGCTTCAGTAGATTTTTTCTCTACAACTTCTACAGTATTACCTGGTAGTGTGAAAGTTCCAATTGTTGTAGAACCTCCAACCTCATCAATAACAGTAACTAATCTTGCAGTACCGCTATTATTAACAAGACGAACTGCTGTAGCACTGCCAAAGGTGGATGCACCTGCAGCATTTGTACCACACGCCGCTTCAGTACCTTTAATTAATGTGATCATTACTCTAAACTTTTATTGACTATTTATTTTATATAAAAATCCATCTTCACGAACTTTATAACCCTCTGGAATTGATTTACACTTTTTATCAGTATTACAATAGTATTCTCCTTTACCACAAGATTTTTTACCCTCTCCTAGTTGGTAAGATGCAGAAATAACTTTTTTATTTTTAGATTTTTTTGCTTGTATCAGTCTATAATCTACAGGAGCAGGTTCATTTGGACCTTTAGACATATCTTTTTTATTGCCTGATCCAGATAAACCATAACCTCTATATCTTATTCTATTGCCTTCACCTAATGGTTTTGCTTTTATTATATCGAAAGATTCAATTTCAGTTGGATTAAAATCATCTCTCCAAGAATGATATGATTCCTTTTTGACTGGTGGATTCATTTTCGTTTTTGCTTTATTCAGATATGATTGTCCAACATCAAGAAGAGTGTTTATTGCAGTATTTTTAAGACTTTTAATATCATCACTTTGTGCAAACTTTTTAAGTTGATTAATATTAATTTTTCCAGACTCTAAATTTTTTTTAATACTTCGGACACTTTTATTATTCATAAAAGTGTTGCGTAGATCTTTTATTTTTTGACTAGCATCGTTTTCGGGCATGATCTTTAAGTATCTTCCTTATTATTTAGAATCTCTTGCTTCAACATCTTCTGAAGTTCTGATGTACTTCCAACAAAAACTGCGTTATTAGTAACAGAACTTGGACCTTTAGGTTTATCTTCATCTAAATCTTTCATCTTCTTCTGAAGATCTGCTAATTTATCGGTAATGTCTGCAGTAGATTTTAATACTTGACCAGCAACTTCATATGCTCTTGGACTTGCACTTTCACCAGCAAGTTCCATAACTCCATTTAAAGTTTCCTGTCCTTTTTCTATTAGTGAATATAATTGTGCTCTTGCATATTTGTAATCTTTCTCGGCATCATCAGTAATATCGGTCATTTTATCCTTTTTTCGGATGCTACCACCTTCATTAACTGGCTGAACTTCTATTTCAGTGTTAAATGTATCATTCAAATCATCATAATTATCTTTCATGGTCTTAACAATTCCAAGCTCTTAAGGACTTATTGATCCTTGAATCTGGATCATTTGCGGTTTTTTTAGAAGTAAGTTTCTTCTTCATACCTTTCATCCTCGCACAAAAAGACGCTCTACGCTTGTTCCCAACTTTTTTTGAAGGTCTCTTAAGATCGCTTCCTGGATTTTCTCTCTCGTAACTTTTCCTTCCTTTTTCATTTAGTCCACCTTTTTCATTTTTACCTGCTTTTTTTGTCCAAGCAGCCCCTTCTTTTACAAATTCAAAATCATCTCTCCAAGAGAAAGATTCTTTTCTACTGTTTCCCCAATTAGCAGCACCTACCTTACGACACTTAACTAATGCACCTGATGCATAGGCACTTGGCCAAACTGAATATCTTGACTTAACTTTATGATAGCAAGCATCTTTTGTACCACTACCCTTTCCTTTTTTATCTTTTACCTCTGAAATTGTTTCACCTTCTGGTTCATAATGTGCCTTATCAGTTTCTTTTCTTTTAAAAACTTTATCGGCATTACTTTTATAATCTTTTAATTTTTTTAATTTATCTAATTGTGGTGTTGAAAATAAAGACTTTCCTTCTTCAGATACAGTATCTACTTCATCCCACCACCTTTTTATTGTATTATTTTCTGATTTATTTCTTGCCTTTTCCCAAATTACATTAAGATCAGATTCTTTCACACAATTTGGATATCTTTTTCCAAACATTGTTTTCATACCTTTTTTCTTATATCCTTTCCAGCACTTTTCACTTAAATTTGGTCTTGAATTGGATAATTCTTCTTTCATTTTCTTCTTACCTTGACAATGTGCTTTTTGACTGAAACCTTTTGGGTTATCACAATCTATAGACTGTTTATATTTATCACTCCAACCTTCTTTGAGCTTCTTTTTCTTTTTAGATTTAGGTTTGTCAGTTTTGACATATGTTGGTTTTGCTGCGTTTCGTTTTTGCTGCTGACCAGGATCTTGTCTAGACTTCCTTGCATCTGCAGAACGAAGTTCTTTTTTACTCATACTCGCTCTTTTAGCAGAGGAGTAACACTTTGGTGTTTTTGTTTCACCTGGTTCATTTGCACAAGGTGAACCATCTGATTGAACCCAACCAGGTTTACCATCTTTAGATTTAGATCCTTTAAACCACTTATGAAGTGAACCTTCATTCATTGCTACTTCTAAATCATCTGCTTGTTTTGCGTGTGTTTTAGAACCATCTCTTAATTTCTTTACTAATTTTTTAACATGTGGTACATCTTTTTTATCTAATATTTCAGGAAGAAATTCATCTTTAATATCTTTACTATCCATATAATCTGCTGCTGTATCAATATAATCTGTTGCTTTTGTTATTTTAGATTGAACCCACGCTTTTACATCGCCCTCTCCTTTGCCAACCTTTTTCTTAATTCTTTTTGCAGCATTCATCACACTTGATACTTGCCTACGAATCATTTCGTGTTCATGATCGCCGTGAGATTTACCCTCGTTCATTTTTTGAGTCTTTTTCTTCATACTATTTATGAATTTTCGATAAATTGCTGCTTCTGCAGTTTTACCCATCACCCGTGCTCTTTGCTCCATTGCGATGGCTGCCTGAATCTTATGAGCATGTGATCTACTTGACTTTTTAATTTTTGCAACACTGGATCTTGCTGTTGCTTTATCTTTGAACCCAAGTCCGTGTATTGTTCCTTTTGGATCTTCATCTGTATATAAGTCTGAATGTTTTTTAGATTTTGCAGGTTGTCCTTTTTTTCTAGGAATGCGTGGATTTGCTGCTTCTTGTAATGAATCAAAAGAGTTTTTCATTTGTCTCCTTTATCAAACATACGTTTTAATAATCTTTCCTTATCCCTTCTTCGATTGTTTTTATTCTTAATCAATTCAATTTTTCTATCAACAAATTTTGTTTGAGCAGCATCAGCAGTTGGTGGATGAATACTTTTTTTCTGAGCTGCTAGGTTGCTAAATTTATCAGGTGTATCCTTTGGCATATTAGGCAATCTTGTATTTTTACCTCTCCTTAAAAAATGTTTAGACTGCCTCATTTTATCTGCTGTAGTCTGATTTGTAATTTTAGGAAAAAATCTCATATTCCTAATTACTTTTTTTGAATTAGCAATATTTTTTGAGGTAAGTGCTGATTTAGCAAGTTTAGAAATCGCAAGAAATGCATCTGCTTTTCCTTCTGCAATGAATTCTTTAAAAGTTTTCATTAGATATCTATTTTGCGAGTAGGACTATAATCTTTATTATCACCATAAAATGTTCTTTCTTCAGTAAATCCAAAATCATCACCTGGTGGAATTAATGGATCATCATATTGATCAATAACATTATCTTCATTATAATCTTTCTTCGCCTTTGCTTTCACACTGTATCTCATCTCACGAGTAGCAGTTCTTGTATTAGTATCTGTATAGTAATCCAATTGAACCTTACGAATAAGACCATCTGTAGAATCTGCGATAGGTCCAAACATGTAAGTTTTTGCAGTAAATCGTAAAGTATAAATTAATGCTCTTCTGGTTTCAAAATTACCTTCATAATCATCTGTAAAACTAATATCTTCAAGCACCATTGGAACATCTCTCTTTTCACCAATTTGATCTGCTAGATCAATGGTCAAAGTAAAACCTGGTTGAAAGAATGGTAGTATTTGCTCCACAATTTGTAGAGAATCATCCTGTAACTTGGTAAGAATATTTAATTCAAATCCTAAATTGTATGGGACTGGCATAAAAACTTTTTTAATTTTCTCACCGTCCTTTGCCTTGAATGTTTGTGTAATTCCAGACTTCCTTGATGGATCGTATGTAATACTATTCATCTCAAATGACATTCTAGGCAATGTAATCTGAGTCGCTTTATTTAATTCTGGTTGTTGTTGTATTCTTGCTAAAAATTTTTGTCTAGGTCCATATGAAATAGGAACCTTAAGTTCTCCAATGTCTTTACCTGCAGAATCATGATGACGAATATAAACATCATTAAAAAGTGTTCCGAAAGCAATAACGGTTTTTCTTATTATTTCGTGATAAAAATAGGTTCCTAACATTAGTAAACACCAAAAGGATTTGACTCAGTGAAGTCTAAAATATCGTCACCAAAACTTTCAAACTCATCACCATCACTGTATTTATCGTTAGCATCATCTGAATTATATGATCCCAAACTGTAAGATGCTCCAGATTCTAGACCTAAAATATTTTCACCTCTGAAGAATCCAGAGATAGTAGATCCAATTCCAACATTACTTACTAGTAGTATGTTGGTGTCTGCATCCCAATTCTTAACTCTTGCTTGTGCCTGTGATCTAGATCCTTGAACAACTTCATTGAAATGGAATGTACCAATACCAGACATAGATGGTGGTGGTGCAATCGATACTGTTGGTACTGATGCATATCCACGACCAGGATTGCTAACAAAAATACTCTTAACAACTTGATTAGAACCTGCACTTCCTATAGATGCTATTCCAATTGCAGTAGTTCCTGCACCTGGTTGAGATACTGTTACTGTAGGTGCAGTACTGTAACCAACTCCATTATCAATCATAGTAAATCTAATTACACCCTCAAAGACAGTTTCAATAGAACAAGTTGCTGCTGCACCTGCTCCTCCACCACCAGTAATAGTAATAGTAGGTTCTACTGTGTAACCAGCACCAGCATTTGTCATCAATATTTCTTTAATTGATGTTATATTACCGACTGTTGTTAAAATACCAACACCTTTTGCATCGTCTCCTGCAGGTGATGGACTAAAAGTAATTGTTGGTGGAGATGTATAATTAAATCCATCATTATTCAAGAATATTTCTCTAACATATCCACTACCTAGTGATGCCTGTGCTATCGCAGTTCTTCCAATACCTATCAAATTAAGTGTGGTGATATATCCATCATCCTTCACTTGAGTATCGATAGCATCTATGGAAGTATCAATAACTTCATCCTCATATTCAAAGAGTTCACATTTAAGTTGATAGACATAATTCTTACCTAACTGATAAAATGGATCTTCGTGCTCTACAAATTTTACTTCAAATAATCTTTGTCCCAGAGGAAAGAAAACAAGATCTCCTTCTCTTGGTCTAGTTGCCAATGTTATTTCACTAGTATCTGTGCCATCATTATTTGCTGACATAAAGGGAGAAATAAAATCTTCAAATCTCTCTTTAGATATTGTCAATATTACTTCATCCTTCAAACTCATTCCAAATTTTGTTAGAACATCGCCTGCCCCACCATATCCATCAAAATTATTTACATATGCTTCTATGGCAAAATTATCATCAAATTTAGATGATTGTATTTCATTAAAGATATTATCATTACCTACAAATTTTCTTGGAATATATGTTACTTCAACACCAAAAATTTTTAAATGTTCATTTACCAAGTCTTGAGCAAGTCTTTGCTCTGAAGAAGTTCCTTGTAGAAAAAACGGATTGAGTGCCATATCTTATCACCCAACAAAATCATAAGGTGGTAATTCGTACTCTGAAGCCATTCTAGATCTTAATGCATCTATTTCTCTTTCAGCATCATCATAAATCTCTCTACCGTTAAGTTCTACACCACCAGGTAACTTAACACCACGGAATTTGATTAAATTTTGTCCCCATTGTCTCTTCATGAGAGCAGTGAGATACAATTTGAGAAAAGGATCATTATAAACCTGAGTGAATGATGTTGGATCTAATGCTCTGTAACAATCAAGTATTATCCAATTATCTACACTTTCAGCACCCCAATCAATATCTAGATATAATCTATCTTGTCTCTTATTAAATCTTATTTGTTTATCTGTAGTTAATAAAAAATCAATATCTTCAAGATATGATTTAACCATTGAATACTGAAGTAATTCTACAGAATTAAAGTAGTAAAGATCATTTAAAAATAACTGATACTTTATACTAAACATTCCACCAGATATTGAACTGGTATCAAATTTAAATATTTTCTCTACACCAATAACAGAATCTGGAACTTGTAAAAAGTTTGATGTTTCATACCAATTGCTTGTTATTGTTGTTCCAAGACCAGCAACTGGAGTTGCTGTTGCAGTGGTTGTTACAATACCAACACCATCTCTATTCTTTGCTGTTCCTCTATCAATATCATCTTGAGTAATCTGATATTTAAGATACATCCTTTCAACACCATCAAAATGGCGTTCGTTGAAAAGTTGAATGGCATCATCGACTAAATCATCTATTTGATCATCATCAATGTTAATCTCCAACACAGGAGCACCCAGCTTCCTTAAACAGTAATCTATTAATTGTGTTCTGCTTGCTGGTTTTGCCATCTTTAAGTATCAGTTTTTTTGGACTTTTTTATTAATAATAGTTCTTCTTGTAAATTTAGAATTTCTTGTTGAAGATTTCTCTCCTCTTCTTGAAAATCTTTTTTTATTGTTTGTAATTTTGCTTCAAGAAGAATTACTTGATTTGATGCTTGTGCAAGTTTTTGATTATATAAACTCACTAAGACATTGACATCAACATCACCATTATTTTGTTGTTGCATTGTGTTAAAATCAGAAAGTTCCACCGTCAAGGGTTGAAGTCCAATGAGGCTTATTAGTATATATCACAGAAACCGTAGCAGGTATAACTGCAAGATCTTGAATAGCACCATTGTTACCTTCTTTCCTAATATTGTAAGTATTAGTAAATGTTCCTTCAACACCAACTAAATCAATCGCATTTCCATTAGTTACACTAGATTCAACTACACCATACGCACCACTAGTATCTTGTCTTACAATATCACCAACAACAACTGTTACATTAGATGGTAATGTAAGAGTATTTTTAGTAACAGCAGTCAATATCTGCTTAGATGTGATTATTGGAGATGCTGGATTATTAGTTGAAGTTTGTAATCCATTCTCATCAAAATATACAGCACCGTGAGTATTGTAATCAGCAGTCTGATAATAGATACCTTTAATATCTAAATATCCTCTTGTTCCTGTTACAGTATTACCAGCTACTGAAGCATCTGGAACATAAGTCCAAGATCTAGCAACAGCACTGCTATCTGGATTTGAATCTGTATCTACATAACCAAAATAACCTGTTTTACTATTTGCAGTACCAACACCAATATTGTAATTAAATGCAATACCACGATCAGTATTAGTATCAAAAGCGTGTGTAATTGTTAAAGATGATGTGGTTGTTATACCAGCAGTAGTATTACCTTGAATGGTAATCATCTTTGCATTTATATCATAACTAGTAACTGTAGTTAAACCACTATTTGGAAGTGAAGCGTGTCCACTTACAATATCACCAGTATTGATACCAACAACAGAATCAAGACTAATTGTATTAATACCAATGGCAACGGACTGCATAACCGTTCTTTCACTAGTGACATCACCAATTGTAAATATTGGATCGTTAACTGTTACATTAGTTGAGTTAACAGCAGTTGTTGTACCATCAACTTGTAAATTACCTTTAATGATAACATCACCCTGATTACTTAATCCATCGGGGAATGGATCAATAAACAGTTTATCGCCAGCACCACTTACAGTGGAAAGTACGTTTTCTTCTAACTTAAGTTTACCAAAAATAGAATGGGTAGATACATTCAATGGAGTATTGAACATAACCTCCTTTCCAGAGATTAATAATCTATCTGTTCCATCTTCGTCATACTCAAACTTAACATCCTGATCTGTACCAAATGATAAGAAAGTATCATCAACAACAGTAATTTCACCTGTTCCATTTGGATCAAATATAATATCTCCATCAGTATCTGTAGATGATATTACATTACCATCCATTCTAAGATTATCTACATTCCACTGATCAACTTTTCTATTATCATCAAGAACAGCAACTATACCACCATCAGTATTTCTTGTATTTTGTACACCAGCAATAGCACCTGGTGAATGCTCCATCATAGAAGTATAATAATGTCCACCAATCGGGAAAACATTACTACCATCATCTCCAACAAATATTCTATCTTTATATTGATTAGTACCACCGTAACTGCCGATACCAGTTACATAACCCATTTCACCCCAATTCAGGCTGGCAGGTTTATTAGTACCAGAGGATCTTTTAATCCTAATAATGCTAGCCATTTAAAAATTTCCCCCGTTGATGTCCAAATTCTGTTCTGTTCCAGGCGTTAAAGTTAACGTTGCATCCCATTTTTGTGTTGTTGCATTATAAACTAAAACCATTCCATTAAGTAAATTCGTGGCATTAACATCGCTAAGCTCAGCTAGCGACAGTCCTTGGGCTCCAGCAAGTGAAGAAATAACTTTTACGGCATTTTGTTGCCCTACTCTGACCTTAATCTCTGCCATTTATGTAAGCAATTCAAGAATCTATCTATTATTTATGATTTAGGATTAACTAACTGTTGCAATAAAGATTTTATTTCATCAATATCTTTTTTCATCTCATCTAGTTCTTGTTTTTGATCAGCACTTCTAGTTTTTTTAGATTTATACTGAGCGTATCCTTTTGAGTCATAATTTAAAATCGCACCTGTTTCCGAATCACGAAACAAGTTCTTATGCCCTTCAACTGGAATCATTTTACTCATGAGTAATGGAAATCCCTATCATTTTCTTTGTCTTTTAATTTAGAACCTCTCTGGCGTTTTTCACCAGTTTCACCATAACCCATTGGATGTTTACCTGCTTTTGCTTTTCCTATATCCTCAGATTTTTGTCCACTATCATCAGTATAATGTAATTTAGCACCCTTACCTGATTTTTTAGTAATCACAGATTCTTGACCATACTTACCACCAAGTCTTCTCATAATTTTTCCAAATCTTCTTTTTGACATTTCATCAGGTCTTGTTGTGTGATAAGAAACTTCACGACCTTGAGAACCATCTTCATACTTATACTTACCAGTAGATTTTTTAAATCCGATACCTTTTTTTCTTAAATCACTTTCAAGTTGTTTTCTTTTTTTACGATTTTCACTCTCATCATCCCCACGATCTGGAGATATATGACCAGTATCATAAGTTTCAGATTTACCAAGTGCTCTTGATAAACCACCCTCACATAGTATTAAAAATTCTTGAAATGTTTTCATCAGTTTATCTTGTATGCATCTTTAGATTTATCTAAACCTTTTATTACATTTTGTTGTTCTCCAGCATCTCTTATTCTTATTTCTTTTTCTCTTTGTCTGCCTAATCCTCTTTGCTGTTTTTTTCTAAATCGTTTGCTTGGATTACCATATCTCCTATCTAAATTAAAATCAATCAAATCTTTTCTTCCAACCATTCCATCAGCTTTCATTTGTCTCCCCATCATTCTTCTTGTTTTTTTACTCACCTGTCTAGTCAATTCCCCAGTATTTTTCATAGTTGATGGTTCATACTTACTCTGTTTACCAACAACCGATGTTTGTTTAAGATTTGATGGAACTATGGAAGTAGATGTTTTTGCACCACCTAATTTTCTTAAATCTTTACGTCCAAAAGTTCTTGCTGGTCCTTTCATGT